CGTAGGTGGTTGCTGGACTGCTGGTTCTTGTGGTCTTAAAACATAACCAAGAAGTCCAATATGGGAAAGAGCAAATAGTGATCCAGCAACAATAGCAATTGTCTTCAAGGGAGACTTGCTCGGTACATGCTCGGTAACTTGCTCGGTGACTTTCTCTGTCGGTTTGTTAGAACTAAACATGATCAGAACGGCATTGCAGGACCAGTTTTTTCTGGAACTTCTGGGATCTCTGGCATAGCACCATCAAGAAGACCAGGAAGAGCACCAGTAATACCTTCAGCAATTACTTCAGCAAGTCTCTCTTTTGCTTCTGCTTTCCATGCTTCTTGATTCATGTAAACATAAACACCACTACCAATGACCGCAAGTGATGTCAATCCAGAAAGGAGAGCAATTACATTAACTACTTTTTGCATTTACTTGTTGCGTGGCAATGTATATTTATGCAATTCTCTATATCTGGCATCGATTTCATACTTACGATTGATAAGTTTGTATGGTTTTCCTGTTACTTTCTCATACTCACTCAAGTATTTGGTAAAGATATTCCAAAATTTTTGAGGGACATATCCTGGTGATAAGCATACAAATATAAAATCAAACTTATAATCATCAAATGTATAATCTTCCTTCAAACAATAATCAAATTTATCTCCCAAAAATTCTTTATATAATTCACACGATTTACCAGCCCCAAGACTTCTCAAACCATGGATCCAAGTATAGTGTTCAAGTTTTTCTTTATAAGATAACCATCCTATCCAATTACCTTCCATAACTTTATTAAATTCAAAAAGTGAATACTCATATTCTAGTACCTCTCTTTCATCATTATTGAATAATTCCACAAAATCGCAATATGGAGTTCCATTCAATATATCATTATGGTAGTCAATATTAACAATTTCCAAATCATGGGCATCTTCCATCTCTAAACGATACAATATAGCATCATGATCATAAGCAAACATAACATTTTTACATTGCTTCAATGCTTTGGTATAAACATCGAAGCAATAATTAACTTTATCATCATCAATAAAAATAGATTTATCAGGAATGACTGTAAATTCTTCTAATACCTTCCATCTTGTTACTGGATTATCATCCATCCAAGGATGTAACTGATGATTATCAATCAAATTCATGCATGTATCCATGCAGTAATCTAAATCAATACTTAATACTCTCATTCAACAAGTGTCCCATATTGCCTGCGAATTTCTCTGAGTTCTTCAAAGTTCTTTTGTTTTGTACCACCATCATATTCCCAAGCATACCCTTCGGCAATCATCTGCTCATTCAGTGATACTTCTGCATCTCCGATATATAACCAGCCAAGAAGGCGACCGTACTTACCCATGCCACCAACCAGTTCAGTGCGAATAGTGAGTTCGTCATCTCCATCGATTGCTCCCTCCAACTTTTCTTTCATCCAGTTGGTTGCGTCAATACCTAATGCTTTCTCTTCTAGATCTCTCGTTCTTTTCTCTGGCGTGTCCACACCAGCAATTCTAACTCTCTCTTTTTTATATAAATCAAAACCGAGATCAATGGTAACATCGATAGTGTCGCCATCCAACACCTTATCTATGCTAGTAACTCTAAAATTGTAACAACTCTTACGACTCGGTGGTGTCATCTTTCCCATCGTCTTCTAGCTCCTGGTATGCTAATTTCATAATGGTATATATGTAATAAGCAACGCCCATCAATAAGATAACAAGACTCCAGATAATACTCCAGGTCACACCATTAGGATCATCTAATGGTCTAAGAAATAAGTTCATTCTTTTGGTTTAGAATTTTTGCTAGGGATCATTTGATACGCCAACTTATCCCGTAACTTATTAATTCTTTCTTCATCAAAGTGAGCAAAGTTTGGATACTTCTCCACCTTTTTATAGTAATGCAATGCATTTTGTATGATGGTAAAGTCTTCCATCGTCAATTCAAAGTTCATGGATTTCTTGGATCAATTCCTAACTGTTTTAGATATTCAATCCACCAGTCAGCGTCTTTTATATATCTCCAGTTAGGAACCTCTTCTCCACGTTCTACCACATAGTATTCATGTAATGCTTTATCGATAGTCTGTGCGATCTCCATAGTCTTCTTCCTCTGCATCAACATCCTCATACGGGTTTGCCACAAAGGGTCCTCGTTTTCGTAATGGTTCTTGTCTGACATAATCCTGCTCTGCATTAACGGCGTCTATCCATACGGCAAGTTTCATCACGATGAAAATGATAACCAATGGGGTGAAACAACCGATTAAGATTATAGGATTCATGGGTTTACTCCATACTACTAAACCTATGTTCTAACATAATTCTAAAGAAGTGATCTCTCATTGCCAGAAGATCTTCTTGCTCTTGAGCAGGACCACCAGACCATTTCTCACATGCCTGAGACAGACCTGTGTGAATGATACGAACTGCCTCTATTGGTAGTTCTAAATGATAATAATCTTCTTCTTGTGGCATCAGTTCAAAGTAATTTTTAACCATGGAAATATGGGATCGATTACTCCAATAAGTCGAAGCAAACCCTCAGCAAAAAGTGCAAGAACAACCCACCCAACACACATAGAAATAATTCCAGCATTGCGATTGTGTCTGCGTATTGCATCGTCGATCATCTCCTGTACTTCTTCTCTTGTTACATAATCTGGTGGTGGTTCTATATCAGAACCCCATTTACTTAAAAAGTTTTTCATTTGTGGTTTTTAGAAAAAGGTTCCCAGTGTTCCCAACCGTATTTGTGGACTGCCCACATTCCTAAAATAGGAACGAAGACTAAACACCAGGCAAGAAATCCACATGTCCATGGATTATTTAGAACCCATGCCGAAAAATGTCCTGCTTGATGCATCATGCTGGATAGTCCCAATTGGTAATTCTTTCTGTTTTATGAACTGGACCCCAATGACCTTCTTTATGAATGTATGGAGCAGTTCTTACAGGACAAGTATCACCTGTGCAAAGCAGATCGTCAACAATACGCCAGGATTCCAACACTTCTTCCGAATGAACAAAGTGTGATTGGTCATTATTAACTGCATCATAAAGAAGTTTCTCATAACCATCTACACCCAACCAATCTGGATAACGATGTGTCAGAGTAGCTTCCTCAACATTATCACCAAGTCCAGGAGACTTAACATCAATGCGAATATCAAGATGAGCATGTGGTTGCAATCTCATTACGATACGGTTATTTGTTTCACCCTCAAACAAACTAAGAGGAGGAGACTTCAATTTAATAACAACTTCAACACCTTGGTAAGGCATCTTCTTACCAGTCATGAAGTGGAAAGGAACACCCTTCCATCTCCAGTTATCAATGTAAAGATCACCAGCAACGAAGGTCTGTGTCATTGACTCTGGACCTACACCCTGCTCTTTACGATAACCCTCATATTGACCAGTGACAAGTTTATCTCCAAGACGAGTAGCAGATAGAACCTTTGTCTTTTCTCTACGGATCTCAGTAGCATTCATACGACATGGTGCTTCCATCGCAATCAATGCCAGAACCTGAAGCATATGGTTCTGCAGCATATCTCTTACGACACCTGCACCTTCATAGTATTGTGACCGACCTTCACAACCAATCGTTTCAGTCGCAAAGATTTGAATTTCTTCTATATACTCCCGATTCCAAAGTGGTTCAAGAAGTATATTCCCAAACCGAGTAGCAAGAATATTGTTGACAGTATCTTTACCAAGATAATGGTCAATGCGATAAACTTGTTTCTCGCGTAGATGCCTGCCCACCACTGACTGTAGATGATTAGCAGATTTAAGATCGTACCCAAAGGGTTTCTCGATAACCACTCTGGAATGATCTGGGTCATCCAAGAACCCACCTTCTTTAAGATTGATGATAGCATTTTCGTACCTCTCTGGTGGAACAGATAAGAAGTATGTTGTATCTTCACTTTCATCATGGAGTTTAGTCAAACTCTCTGGGTTGTCTAGATCACAAGATCTAAAGTCCAACCAATGCATAAAATCTATTGGATATTCACCAAGGTGTTCTAACCAAGATTCTCTAGTGTGCTCTCTTCGAGAGGCACCAACAATCAAAAGATCCTTTGGGAGAAGATCTTTCTTCCAAAGTTCAAAAAGTGCAGGGATTAGTTTTCTCTTACATAGATCTC